CTATAGCCGTTGTTATAGATGCAATTGCCGCTTGCTTTCTGCACTTCATAACCTGCACGGCTCAATAGCTTGTTAATGGTGCCAGTCGTCGGCTTTCCTTTTACAACGTCATCAAGAATCGCACGAATTGCCCCATCGGTCGCCGCAGCATCGTAGCCTGACATTGCGACGGCGCCCAATGCTTCACCCGTTTCGGCTTCACGTATAACGTCATAAAGAGCCGCCGCAAGTTGTGCGCTAGCGTTCGAGTACACGGGGATAGCGACTCTGAATATTTTGATTATCTCTTCACGGAGGTCTGCGACTGGTTGGTTCCAGTCAAGCGCTTCAAGTTGAGGTTTTATAAACGCCTTGCAATCGTCACTAATGCCTCTTCGGGTTTCGACATATCGGAGCAAGTCTGCACGTGATAGCGAATAAGTCATCGTTACTCACCGCCTTGTGCTTGTCCCATCCGCTCGAAAACTTGAGACATGATAGAGTTGCTATTCGCAAGTGACATGTCCGCCGTTATTTCGTCTATCTCTGCATCATCGAAACCGACGGCAGACAAGAACATGCGGGACTGTGCGAAACCATCGAGCACGGTTGCGATCTTCATCATCGCATCAGCTTGTGACACGATGGAAGGTGTTGCAGGGTTGCGGAACTTCGCCTTTATCGCCCGCTCTGTTGGTACAAGGTCGCCCCATGCGATATCGTAGTTCATGCAATAAGCAAGAAGAACAAGGTCGCACAGAGCAAGGCCATTCGCTTCGTTCAACTGTTTTGCCTCAATGACCAGCGCTTCCTTCGCTTGATAGATAGCCTCAGCGCTTGAGGGGTTGTCCTGCACGATTCCAAGCTCAGATATCGGGACGTTAGTGCATGCGCTAAACGCACCCGCCAAGCAGCGCATCACTTCAATGTGTGGCTGCATGCTTGAAGCGGCGATCTGAATCAATTCGGGCGATACGGAACCCTCACCCGTCTCATTTTCAGGTTGCCCAATTGCGAGCATGCTTGTCATGTATGCTTTGAAGTTGCCGCTCAAGTCGTCAACCATCTCATCGTCCGCATTGAGCAGCACTTTCTGGGGGCTTGTGAAAAGCTCGGCGCCGATCTCTAAGCGTAAGAATTCCCTCAAATATGCATCAGTCAAATGCTGCACGGCGGGAGTAATGCGGGATTGTCCGAATGGGCGCTGTTGCGTCGCACGGTAGGACATGCTCTTAAACAGCGGCCTTCCCATTTTGTGCGGGTGGTATTCCGCTTCCCATGCTGACGAATTGACACGCCGCAAAACGATTATATTCTCAGATGTGTACATATTCACAAGGGACGGGCGATAGGTGCGCTCGTTGTTGTATTGAGCACTGTCAACTATAAAGAACCCGTCAAGCTCGCAATCATGCTCACCGTCCCAACGAGCCGCTCCGTCTTCGACGGTATGCTTGCGGATAATCGCACGGTCATTATCCCCCATGGTTAACGTAAAGAAGGTAGTGCCGATTGTCAGCTCATCCTCAACCGCCTCGGCGTACTGCTCTTTAAGGTGGTTTTCGTTGCATATCTCAGCGAACATCGCCTTCAAGTCACCGTCGGGTGTGCTGATGTAATCGAAGATGGAACGCATCTGTAGCGACTGAACAGCTTTGTCGGGCCAGGGACAAGCTATTTCGAGTGCTGCGAGTTCATCGGGCACAGCTATGCCGATATTAACCTCGCTACCCGTTACCTTGTAGTCTTTATACTTTCGGAGCGCCCTGTTCCGATTCCTGTTCTTGTTCCATATCTTGATAAGCGCTTTGAGCGCTTTCGCATCGTCAGGTAGTAAGCCGTTGGCGTTTGCGATGTTGCCGAGCGTATGCGCCTGTGCTGCCATTAATAACCTACCTTTCGACGTTTCCGTTTCTTCTTCGGTTTCGTTATCGTTGCGCCATACACTGCCAACGCAGCTGCTTCGGTAATTGAAGCGTCCACATCTTCAGTTACACCTTGGAAGCCCCAACCGCCGCTGTTGCCAATCTTGCGCTTTTTGCACTGCAAGACCGACTCAGTCAGTTCGCTGTGTCCTGCATGCGTAACGCTCTTTTCTTGTATGTCGTTATAGAATGTCGAACAAGCGCTCGCCATCTGCGACGCTGTCGGCGTCATAATGTATTTCTTCACTGGAACCTTGCGATCTTTCAGCATTTGAATGAGAGTCGCTGAGTTCGCCGCCCCGTCTATAACAACCTTTGAGGATTGCTTGTAGCGGGCCTCAACCCAATCAGCGAAGAACGACACGCCAACCGACATGTCGACATTTTCGACAAGCTCAACGAATAGCGGCTTGGTGTCATCGTCTGCACGCAAACAGACAGCGATACTACCAACGGCGCCGTCGGGTGAGAACTTGACGGCATATGTTGGGGTACCTCGTAGTTCGGCTGCATCTTCAGGCGATATAGCGCACCGCTTCCATTGAGACTCACTGATGGCCGATTTTGCAGTGAGCAGTATCGACCAATAGCCAAGAAACTCACGAGCAAAAGACTCAGGTTTCGACTTGAGTTCTTTCGCCTTATTCCGCATCTTCTTTTCAGTGATACGGTAGCCCATCGCCGGGTTGTATGTGTACCACAAGTCGGGGTCGTTGATATCGTCGGGTACGTAGTCGATACCCCACTCAAGCCACCAAATCGGGTCGTCAGTTTCCTCGCCCGCATGGGCTTCGTCATGCCACAAGCGAAACATGCCATCGACGGGATGTTTCGGCCCGGAAGGGGAGCCTATTGCAATTGTTTGGCTGTCATAATCGGTTGCGACGTTTGTTGCCGATATCGCCTCTAATTGTTCGCTTGTGAGATACATCGCTTCGTCGCAGATAATCACGTCAACAGAGCGGCCACGATTAAGCGACTCTGTGCGAGTGCGCAGCAGAATATAGCCGCCGTTAGAGAAATAAAAGCCCCGACTAATCGGGGCTTCCTTTATGCCCTTATGTTTTGGAAGCAGCGTGTTCTCTATGTCTTTGTTATCCTGTATGAACTTTTTCAGCTCATCAAACATCGCCGTTGCGGTATCGCCGTTTTGGCATGTGTAGAGCACCGACTTGCCCTCTATCATTGCGCACCATAGCGCATAAAAACGAGCGGCGAAACTTTTGCCCGTTTGTCGTGGCCTGCTTATGCAGATTGTAGATCCTGCATAGTCGTCTGTTTCGCCGTCTGCCTTTACACGAGCAAAATAGAGGGTCAGCTCGTACTTCTGATATGGAGTGAATCGGACGCCTCGCCGCTCGAAAAAAGGGACAGCGACCTCGGCCATCGAGTAGTCGTATTCGCCGACAATCTGAAACGTCGGCTCTTGTTTCCCGTATAGTGCTTTACGTATCGCTGTCTTCGTCTTCGTCTTCGTCGTCATCGGCTACCCCCAAATCGTCATCAAGCTGCACGGCTTGGGCATAGCGCCGCATGTTTTCGATTGAGAAGTTGTCGTCCTCCGCATCAGTCGCCGCATTTTCAGCGGCATATATGTCATCTAATTCTCGACTTATGATGTTCAAATTCCTCGACATTGCAGCAATGTCACGCCCGCTGTTGCAGTTAACAAGCGCTATCGCCAACCTGTCCCGCAACGCTTCGAGCAATAAGCGCCTATCGCCTGACCTCGCCGCTACAACAAGCGGGTCATGTGCTACCGACTCGTATTCATCGTCCAGCGGGTCAGCGGCGCCCATGTCGCTCAGCTCAGCAGCAATAGCCGCCGCTTTTCCAGCCGTGAAAGCTTCGACTCGTTTCAGGGTTGCATCGCTTGCACGTGTCGGGGTCGCATCATCAGATAAGATGCTTTCGTCGTTATCGTGTGGCGGTACGTATGGAACCGCCGTGTCAGCTTTTGCCATAGCATCGCCTCGTAATTATTCTTAAAATGGAACAATCTGCACGTCATGAGAAGTGTGGATTTGTGCCATGTATCCCGAAACGCTCGAACTACTCATCGGTCGCAGCTCCACTGATATTTGGGGAGCGGGTATGCCATCGACTTGCAGACAGTCTACTGTGTCGGGGTGCCGCTCGATGTAGTCGATAGTGTCCTGTAGTGCTCGAATCATTGCGCTTGAAATGGTTGGTTTGTCACTCATCGAACACCTCCGCATCGAAAGTCGCCGCCTCGAACATGGCGAAAAGCCTGTCCGCCGTTGTTGGGTATTGCTCCATCGGTGGCAACTGTTCCGCATCGACAAGCTTCACTTCGATTGTCGGAATCGTTGTCAGGTTGGATAGCTCGTCGAGTTGGTCGTAAATGTCAGACTTAGCGCCGACACAGAACCAGGTTTCGGAGCTGTCGTCGTTTCGTCGGATGAATCGATGAACAATAGCCATGATCTAAACCCCCAATTCATTTTCGGCTTGTTTGATACGCTGCTCTGCAATCTCGAAATATGTCTCATCCAATTCAATACCGATGAAGTTGCGATTAGTGTTTACGCAAGCAACACCCGTCGAACCGCTGCCCATCGTGTTATCAAGCACCGTTTCGCCTTCGTCGGTGTATGTCTTGATTAGGTATTCCAGTAATGGGACGGGTTTTTGTGTCGGATGAACGGAGCCGTGATTGCCGTTTGCAAACTTGATAACATCGACCGGAAAGCGTTCGCCATTGCTCACGCTTTTAATGTTAGATGCATACTTGCCATAGTTTGATGTACACCGTGAAGAACCGTCTTTAACATACGGCTTGAAACCAGTGCGCATCTGTGGATTATAGGTCGGCAACTTCTTATAAAACACCGATATGACCTCATGCACCTTAAGCGGCATCTTATGAGCATTCAAAAACCCAGCACACATCGATTTTTGCCATATCCACTCATAGCGGAACATTTTCGGGTTGCTCATAACAAGTGCCGCCGTAAATGGCATTTGCCCAAACAAGCATATCGCCGCATTAGGTTTGCATACCCGGTTGTATTGTTTCCACAATGAGTCAAACGGAATCGCTTCATCCCATTTGTTTCGAGTCACACCATATGGCAAATCACAAAGAACCATATCAACAGAGCCGTCGGGGATGTTGCGCATAAGCTCCAAGCAATCGCCCTGCCATAGCTCGACGCTCATACGCTCACCGCCTCTCTATAAGAAAAGCCGCCACATGGCGGCAAGTTGTTCTAATATGTACCCATAGCATTTCAACGGACGGAGTAACCATGGCAGACGCCTATTTCATCGGAGCATGGAGAGCAATCCAAGCAACGTCAAAAGACGGAAGCACAACAATCACACCATCAGAAAAGGACTTCCCGACAATTACCATCGAGCAAGACCAATTCGGCTATTACACGGGCTACATCGAACGCAAGAAAATGTTCGGTCGCATCGAACGCCTCAACGTCACGGTATCCGAGACAAACGACCCGGAAACGATAAGAGTTGCTTTCTTGAACGCCACGATGGATGAACTATACGCCACGAAGAACACAGCAGATTGTTTCGACGGTGAATGGTTCAGCGACAACCCGAACGTCGATGGTTTGAAAACTTTGTATCAGAAGATGTAACTAGCACCCAAACCCAGTCGGAATCGTCTTTATGTTCATATGCTTCAAAGCATGCATCGGGCTGTAAATAACAACCTACATTACACGCACAAGCGGATATATTTTGACTTCGACCACCCAGTCATCAGCAACAAGAGGTGACATGTACTCACGCAACTGAGTTTCGCCACCGTAGTTAATGTTTACACGGGGTGCGCCGACCGATACAAGATTAGACTCTGTATCATACGTGCACTCACGAGCGTTGACCATATGTGCTATCTCCACGAGTGCTTCGGCAACAGCATGCCGAAATAAGATATCATCAGATGTGCCAGCTTCAATCTTTGCAGCCATACTAATAACCCCTTTCACATATATATATTAGACAACATCTATTATTTTCAACTGTGGGAAAAAGTCCTCGTGTATGCGAAGCCCTATGCAGCCAGGGCGGGCTTCTGGGCTGATGGGAGGGGATACCCCCCACCACCCGAAGCGGCGTCCGACCAGCACTGATGCAACGCTGAATCCAACAGGTTCACCAGCGCTGCGACGTTTTGATTCGCTCTGGTTCGGTGTTGGCTTTTCGCCTGTGAGATGTTTTCTTCGGAACAGCGCCGATGAACCTGTTGGATTTC